TTAAACCCTCTCCATAAATATAACCAGCTCGCATGCTGAGGCCGGATAATTGCCGGGCCCGATCTCGCTGGCCGGCGACAGTGAGATGGTATTTCCCGACGCCACAATATGTCGTCCCACCTTTGTTCCTCCGTTATCGAGCGAAACAACATATCCGAGCTTAAACCCGGCGGGGACCGGGAATGACCAGGAGCCGCTGGCCTGCCCTTCTGCCAGCGACACCATGCCGACGACTGAAACTGGCTTAATCCCGTAGTTGTTGGGAATACCGTTAGCGTCCCACGTCTGAATGCCCCAGGCCATCAGAACACCCCCGTCAGATAACCGATCTGCACACGAAGAACACCGTTAGCATCCCTGACACTGGTGGTTATGTTAGTTTCCTTTTTGGCACCCAGTCCGTTTGTGCCATAGTTTTCAAATGTGCCATTTTTGTCCCATCGCCAGCCGCTGACGCCGGGTACAAAATTATTCGACTGGATGAAGTTACCTATTTTGGCGTTATCTATACTGCCGTTTTGAATAAACGCAGACCGTAAAAACACCTGTCCATTGAACACAAAGAACGCAGCTTCATAACTCCCCGGATCGCTGCCGGAATAAATACCGAACTGGTCAGCAGCAAAGACAGCCGTCGATTTATACCCTCCGCTGCCGTTTGGCTCGAGCGACATTCCAAAGCCGGTGTTATAGAGCTGCTCACCGCGCCGTACGCCAAGATTCAGCGTGTAAGAAACCTTCGCAGTACCGTTATCGGTAATAACCGATGTCAGCTTCTGGTTAATGGCTGCCTGCTGGTTTCCGAACTGGGTAGATACCTGCGTCTGGTACTGCGCAAAGGCCTGTTCAGCTGAAGACTGTGCTTCCTGAATGGTCACAATAGAACTGTCCACATCCTGGAACGATGCGGCCACTTCAAGCCGGTACTCGGCAAATGCCTTGTCTGCAGTCGCCTGAGCTGTCTTGACCTCCAGGATCTCAGCGGCGTTTTCGCCAAACTGCACGGCAACAAGCTCCTGGAACTGAGCAAAAGCCCTGTCCGCATCAGCAATGGTGAGTTTCACCTGCGATATTTCAGCACGGGCAGCACCGACTTGCTCATACTGGATCTGCGCACCCTCGACCTGCGCCAGAGTGTTCTGCATCGTCGCTTCAAGACTGAAATCTATCCCGGCCTGCACGTTCTTAAATGCCTCTGAATCGCGCACGGCTTCATCGATGTAATCGATCATGCCCGGAATATCTGACGACGCCTGGCCTGAGGCCTCAACGAAACCGGAGACACCAAACGCGTTACGGGTACGCACGTACATGTAATACGTTGTGTCCGCTTTCAGGCCATGTAAATTCCACTGGCTGGCGCGCCCAAGGAATTGCGTCTGGTCTTCGATAAGGGCCGGATTAACCACGCGGTGCTCCCCGCCGTACCAGAATTCAAACGTGGTATCGGAGGTGGCGGTTACGCGCATAACCGGGACGACATCTGCTGAGAAAATACCGGGTGTCCAGATAGCGGATGAAGGTGCCAGTGGCGCGCCGATAATCAGGTTTACCTGTGTTTCGGCACCCTTCATTCCGTTCTCGTTGCGGCCACGCACCCCGAGCATATAATTCCCGGCATTGAGTCCGTATAAGTCATAGCGAAACTGGTCGGTTTCATACTGTGCTACAACCGCCCCGCTTTCGTTATAGACATACAGTTCGAACACCAGCTTTTTAGTTGTGGTGGCGGTTTCCCAGGTCGCCGTTACCTGCACGGTTTCGCTGTTGGTGTTAAGGATGCGAAGGTTCTCAATGTTCGGCACCCGGTAGCCGTTCAGGGTGTCGGTCGGCATTTCAAAAACCGCGCCCTCGTCCACGATGGCCTGTTTGTTCGGGTCGTGCTGCCCCGCAGTGATGCTGTAAACCGAGTTATTTTCCGTTTCGGCAATGCTCAGAATGCGGAAAAGGCGGATCGATATTTTACTGATGGCGATGGCAAACACAGTGCCGTCACGCACCCAGGCAGGAACGCTGCGCAGGGTAATGACGCGCCCGGACACGCTCAGGATGGGGTATTTCACAAACTTTCCGTTGCTGCCCATAAGTGACATGTTGTCGCCTGGCGAAACCAGACCGGAGACGTCCGCATCAACGGTAATGTTCGCGCCGGAGTGTGACACAACACGCCCGCCCAACCGCGTACCGGCATAGTCGTTATCCATGATTTCCACGACATCGCCGGGCGTGAAGGCGATTGCATCCCGGGCCATCTGGAAAGTTAGCCGGCTGCTCTCACGTTTTGCAGTTTCCAGCAGCCATTTCCCGGCTCGCCAGGCCTGCCCGCGTGAAGTGCAGCCGAACGCCTCCAGCGTTGTCTCGTTATAGTTCCCGCGCGCGATCATCGCATCATCGGAAACATACTCCTTTACCTGCTCCCAGCCGTTATCTGGATCGGTCCAGGACACCACCACCGCGTTGTATTTTTCGGCCCGTTTAACTGAGCTGCGGCTGAATTTCCCGTCGACAACATTCGCATTGGTAATGGTGGCCACCGGGTCCTGAGGTGTATCCAGCATGACAGTGAGACGCAGGCCATCCCAGAGGGCTATGCCCCGGAACATCCCGGCGATTTTATCCAGGATATCGCGGGCGCTGGCCTGCTCGGTGATGTAGGCGTTCAGCGTCATACGCGGTTCTTTCCCACCGTAGCCGTCATTCACCGGCTGATCGCAATACTGTGAAAGGATATAAAGCGCACCGTCGTCGACATCGATATAGCCCGCGCGCCGGGCCAGGCCAAAGCGCGTATTTTTCACCAGTTCGCGAAAGAGCCATGCCGGGTTGTTCGTCCACGCTTTTTTGAATCCGCCAGTCCACAACCCCGAATAGGTTCTGGTAATCGGGTCGTAGTTGTCAGGAATGTCCACAATCAGGCCACGCAGGTGATAGGTGCGGCTTGGGGTGTCCCTGTACTGGTCACGATCAATCACTGCACCGGCAATAGCCGAAAACGGGTAGTTCAGGTTGTCGTCAGTAATCTGGCTGTAGCTGTTCCAGATAGTACCGTTGGACAGCAGGTCGCTGTTGCTGTCAGGCGTGATGCGGCGAACGCGGATATCGAAGGGTTTCGTTGCCGGTGCCTCGATGACGTGCGCCTCCAGATATTCGCCAGATATTTTATTTGGCCCGATCGTAACGGTTTTCTGCAGTGTGAACGCGCCACCGGCAACGCGGGTTTCGATCACCATCGTCACAGAGGTGTTCTTCTGGTTCCCTTTCGTATCCTGCTCGACCAGGCCCGTCACACCGATATTCAGCCGCACGCGCGTGACGTCCTGATCGGTGATTGTGCGGACCAGTGGCGTGTTGAAAGTCACCTCGGTGTTAACGATGCTGGTCGCCTCGATGGCGGAAAAGCCGTTAATCGGGCTCTGGAATTCCGAGCCGGGGCGCCAGGCAACGCTCACGCCGTTCACGCTGACGTTGCCGGCAGAATCGGTGATGGGCGTTTTATTCAGCATGAAAGAAGAAAGATACGACTGGTCAACCGGTCCGTAAATCGGACCTTCACTGATGAGATCCAGCACGCGGTAAAACTGTTTTGATTTGAGGTTATCGTCGAGAAGTTTGGGAGTCGATGCCTTGCCGCCGCCTGATGACATATTTCCGCCTTAGCTTATTGATTCTGTCCAGTCCTGGTTGTTTGTGGTGTCGATACCAAGGGAAATGACGTTAGAGCCCACCACCATCTCCCCGAGCAGGATCGGCACAGGCCGCCCCTGCCCGGCGCGGTTCTCCGCACTGGTGAAAGAGTTGTTTGTGATGGTGTTGTTTTCCGCCGCCTCGGCTGAAGTTTTGGTTTTCATGTTGCGGGACATGTAAACGCTGTAGGCAATGGAGGCGACGCTTACCGCCACTGCGATCCACGCGGCGGCGGCTGCGGTAATTGCCCCTTCAACCACCGGAACAAACAGCACGCTTGAACCAGCATTCAGACGCCTGTTCAGATGCCAGCGCATCGAATCGGCGGCAACGTCTTCGCCCGCCACGCGGATGCGCACCCGTGATTTGAGAAAGTCTTTTTTGAAGTCCGGGCACTGGGCCAGCAGCAGGCGCAGCCCCTGCGCGGGGGTATCAACGTTTAATGTGACCTGGCGGAAATGTCGGCGGAAATGCCCCGCAAATCTAAAGATGAGCACCGGTGATGCCTCCAGATGGAATGGGTTTGTTTCATGTAAGCCATGCGGAAGGGTTCACGCCTGCTGAGGTGCCCGGCGTGGTCGTGATGAAGCACCATGTTATCGTCCAGCAGGATCATCGCATGGCACGGGTCGGCACCCGGGAACGGCTGACGGATAATCACATCACCGGGCCGGGCCTCGCTGGGGGGAATCTGATGAAACCCGTTCGCCGACAGGTTCTTCAGGTAGAGATTCTCCCCGCGCAGCCACCAACCTTCGGTCCTTTTGAAGTCCGGAAGGTCGATGCCGCACAGATGATACGCATCGCGAAACAGCGTGTAGCAGTCTGTCACACCATGCTCAAACCGGCGGCCAAGCAGATGCGCTACCGGGCGGAACTTTCGCAGCTCGCCGTTACACGCCAGCCACCAGGGCAGGCCTGTCATAACCTGCATGGCGCGGTCAGCACCTGACAGCACAGGTACCGGCTGCGGGTGCGAGTGAAAGACAGCCGTGACCTCCCCCGCCTCCTCTGCTGCCAGCCAGTCAGCGTCGCTGATGCGGAAATGGTGAGCCGGATCGGGATGTACGTTACGGCACGGGTACAGGCGGGTATCGTTGATTATCAGTGCGCACACTTCATCCTGCGACGAGGCCGCATACTCGAGTAATTCCTGCATCAGGAAACCTTCTGTGAACCGGGGAAACTGCTGATTGGCATGGGATAAGGGCGTGGGTACCGGAAGCGGCAACCTGTGCGGCGGTGAGAGCACTTATCCAGCGCCGGGTTGCTGGTCGGGTTGTCCCGTTCATCGGCGACCGGCGGTCCGTCGTAATTGCAGCCGGTACCGCGATACACCCACTGGCAGACATCCGCCAGGATAGTCCGCGCCGGGATAATAGCGTTGTCGCAGTCCACCGGCGTTGCGAGAGAATAAGTCACCTGCTCTGACGTCTCTTCGGTCATCTCCTCGACAACGTAACGGGATACTGCCTCCATGGTGGGATCGGCATCCGGGTTTCCGTTGGGAAAGTTAACCGCGTCCAGGTATTTCACTGGCACCTGGCGACGGGTGATCACCACGCCCAGCAGGTCGTCGAAATCATGGTTCATCCCAAAAATCATACCCGTGACGTTCGCGACGGCCATGGCTGGTCGTGCATAAGTACCCTCGTTCCGGCTTTCGAAGCCTTCGATGGCGATCGGGTAAGCGGGATAGGCGTTACCGCGCCAGATAACGTTGTTGTAAAAGCCGTTGGTACCGGAGTGAAAGCGTTCCAGGTTCCCGCCGTAAGGCCGGAGGTCGAGTTCAAACAGATCGATAAAAGCGCCAACTCCGGCGTCGACGCTTTCGATAATTAGCTCTGGTGGAATGTCGCGCACGAAAATCTCCCATAAAAAAGCCACCCGGAGGTGGCTACTGTTCGAATATCAGGATGTTAAAAAGTGCTAACTGTAGTTAGGCTGGAATTTCCATATTAAAAAGGAGGTTTTATGTCCGGACTGGTAAATCCTAAAGACTCACCTGAAGAATCGGCATATGCATTGTTGATTGAACTGGTCAGGGCGCAGAGAGTACCCGTTTATTCAGGCGGGAATATTACTGCTTTGCTATCCATATATGACCAGGCGGTACAACATTTCAAAAAAGAAGATGAAGAGAGAAATTAATTTTCATCACACAGTTTAATGAAACTCTCACGAACGGATTCGGCAATTTCCCTGGCTTTATCCGTTCGTTTTCGTTCATCCCATGTCACCATTCCTTCAAGCTCCCGGGAAAGAGTTTTCGCCGCCTCTTCGATCAAACATTCCGGCAATTCTGCAAATTTCATAACTATTTCCTTATCGAGGTACCTGTTCAAACGTGGCCGTCAGTTCATAGAGCGGCCCGGTCTTTGTCATGCTCCAGGAGCGGCAGACGAACAGCGCCTGCACCCCCGTATCCGATGGCGTCCAGTAGAACGACTCCACCGCCATGCGTGCTGTCAGAAACGCCTCGGCCTGCTTCGCCGGGTTCACGCGGCAAGATCCATTAACGCCGCGAAACGTCAGCGAGTATTTAGCCATCAGCGGGTTAATGCCTTTCTTCTGGCGTTGCTCGTAACCGTCACCGAGTTTGACGACAGCAACGTTAGGGGTGCGTTCGGCGCTGTAGCCGCGTTGAGGTTTCCAGATGAAGATTTCAGGCATATCTGCTCCTTGTTAACTTAACCAGCCCCGACCACTCATGTATCCTACAATCAGTGTTAATAGAGGAAAGAGGAGCCACAGGAGCCATGAATAATGCTCAATAAAATCAGCCATATTTCACCTCTGTTTGGTTTGTTATCTCCGGCAATAGGGATTGTGACTTTCTTTATTGGCAGAAAACTTGGCAAGCGCGATGCTTACCGAAATGAACGCAATAAAGCCGCCGAGCCGGTGTATATCGGCGTACTGTCGCATATAGAAAAAATATCGCAGCGGATGAACGTCAGGATTCCTGTCACCCAAAAACAAGTAGATACTCTCTGCTGGCACTCCCGCAGCACTGAAGCGGAAAAAATTCAGACAGCCTGGAAAGAATACAAAACCGTTGAATTAATGGCTGGTGATGAGTATTCGTCAGACCCTGGATTCACCGACTACGACTATTTCGTTGAGGTTGCGAAGAAATTTGCAAAACTTGTCGAAAAGAAATGACTTACCGCTTGTTTCGCGGCTGAATTAATCCGCCAGGACGTGAAGCCTGGTCGCTTATTTGGAATAATGCGACCCGCTTCATCATCCCTTCCATCTGCTTCATCGTTGCCTGGTCGATTCCACCGGTAGTGTTGATTTCAAACGTGATGTGCTGAACAACACTACCCCCGCCACCAGCATTATCAGCCGAGACAACTTTCCCCGATTTGTTGGGGATAAACATCTGCTGGCCACCAGCTGTCTGGAATACCTCAGACCGCCCATCCTCGTTAATGCGATAGGCATTGCCAGCAGACACTGTGCCACCGTAACGGCGACCGCCGCTCATGGTCGTGCTAGCGATATTGGAGAGAAGTGAGGCTCCAGCCGAAGCAATTGCTGCATAGTTCGCAAGTTTTTGTGCAGGGGTAAGTGCTGTTGGATCTGCCATTGCCTGCATAATTGCGGTGTTTAGGCTTAACGTTGACTGTGCAACGGCAAATGCTTTTGCCGCAGCAAACATAGCGATGTAAGAACTGCTACTCCTCCCGGATGCGTTTTGGATCATGGCAGAAAGGCTTTCGAAGCCCTGGGAAGCTGAGCCTAATATCGCGCCTATCGCAGCAGCCTGAGCATTGGCTTCCTCGATAGCAATCTTCCGTCGTGCATTAGATGCTTGTTCTTGAATTGCAGTTTTAGCGTCTTCATAAATTTGCACATTTTGAACATCGATTGCCCTATATTTAGCGAGCGCTGCCAGCTTTTGTTGCTCTTGCAGGTTGATTTGCGCAACCGGGTCTAATGTCGCGCCTGTAGCGGCATCTGGCATCACTTTTGCGGCTGCGATTTCTTGCTCAGCGAATTTCCTCCCCTGCTCAGCCTGCTGTCGCTGTTTAACAGCGTTTGCAGCATCCCATTCAGCTGCTGCATATCTTCTAATTTCGGCAATTTGTGTGGTGGTGGCGCTTTTATTGAGTGACTGCTCCGCTCTCAGCATGGCTTGTTCGCGTGATAAATCTTGAGTGGCTCCAGAAGCAGATTCAGCCCGCTGCTTATAGTCGGCAATTTTTTGCGCGTTTGCCTCCATTTGAGAACTGGCGTTTTTACCCTGCTGATCGCTCTTCTGTTGTGCCTGCCGCCTTTTATCTTCGGCTTTTTGAAGATCATAATTCTCTGCTGCCAAACGTTCAGCGGCTTCTATTTGGTTACGATTACCCGTGACTTTAGATGTAGTCATCCGTGCTTTCGTAATAGCTCGCTGACGCTCATCCTGTATTTTCAGGAGCTCGTTTTGCTCTTCCAGATTAAGAATTATTTTATCGCCGTCGTCAGTCGGTGGCGATATTTGCAAGGATTTAGGGTTAAAGTTCTTTCCGGCCTGATTGGCTCTATTTATTTCATCAGCGGTCTTGCCAAAAGCCCGGGCGACAGCCCCTTGGACTTGTTCAAGAACGGAGCCTTTATCAATAAGCTGCTGATGAATGCCCATAGATGTGAGCATGTTGTTATTAAGCGTAGACTCCATATCATTGCGCGCTAAAGTTGTGCGGGTTAGCTTTTCCTGAATATCTGCGCGATCACGTTCCTTCTGATTGATCTGGTCAGTTAACTTTGCGGCATTTTGAAGCAACCCATTCCCTTGCTCGGCGGTTGTACCAAATTGCTTCCCTTTAGCAATATAATCATCACGTTTATCAGTAAGCTCTTTTATTTCATCGGTTAAATCAGACACAGCCTCCTGCTGACCTTTTATAGCCGTATTCGCATCTGCTATTGCTCCACGCAACTGGGTGTTGCTCATGGTCGTCATTGCGCCGTTAAGCTTATCGAGACCATCAGCGAATGCTACCGCCTCTTCCCTAGCCTGTTTTGCACTTTGCCACCAGTAAAGTAATGCCCCAGCTGCAATCATCGCGACACCAGCAGGTCCACCAAAAAATGAAAGCGCTCCACGCATCAGCCCCATTCCAACCGATGCTGCACTTGCAGCGGCAGAGGCTCTTGCCGTAGCTGCAGCTTGTGCCGTCTCTGCTTCTGTTAATGCGATAGATGCTGCAGTCGCTCTGGTTTTTGCAGCGATAAGATTATCGAGAGCCAGCATTTCCGCTGCGCTTCCTCGCGCTACGTTATATTCCGCTTGGGCTAAATTTAGTGCTGAAATTGCGGCTTCTTTATCTGCTAACGTTCTGCGCTGTGTGGCATTGGCTGAAAAGAGCGCAGCCTGAGCCGCCTGATTTTCAGCAGTTACCATTTGGCGATTCGCGGCAATATTCTGAACCTTACCGGCAATGCCAGCTTTTAATGCACCAGCATATCGTCCAACCAGAACAAGCGCGAAAGCCTTTGCGGCAATAGTTGCTGTATCAATAAAGCCAGCCATTTCTTCGGAATCTCTTCCGAACTCCAGAATAGTATCGGCAGTGGCAATCAATCCATTGGTGAAGGTTTGAAGTGAGCCCGTCTGACCTTCGATTGCGACAAGCACTTCAGTAAAAGCTGTCTTCATCCTCACGCCAGCATCGGTGAGGTTGTTAGACATTCCCGCCGCAGCCGCGGCATTCTCATCAAGAGACTGACGTAAGCCTTCGCTAAGTTCTGAAGCTGTCAACTTGCCGGCGGCACCCAATGCGCGAACTTCAGCAGCCGTTTTTCCGCTGGCGCTCGCAATATCATTTATTACGGTTGGGATGGCTGCGGTGATAGATTCCCATTGATCGGCTGATACCTTACCGGTATTTATCGCCTTTGTGAAAGCACTGATAGCTGACTCGGCCCGGTCCGCGCTGGCGGCGTTCTTCACGAACGCATAAGACATCGAGTCCTGAACATCAATTGCCTGATCGGTTGCATACCCCATGCTACGCAGTCCATCGGCACTTCTGATGTAAAGTTCCTGAGCTTCAGAAAGCGATCGATAGGTGCCATTTGCAGTACTAAGCAAACGCTTTTGAACATGCTCGAATTCTTCCTGGCTCGATGTTGCCATCTGAACCCGCTCGGCCATCTCCTGATAGCTCTGAACCATCTTTGCCATTTCCCGTAGAGCACCAGCGGCAAAAATGAGTTTAATCGTAGACGCAAGTTTTGAGAGCGTCGTATTCAGGTTATCGGCTGATTCGTCAGTATCATCAAAATTACTCTGGAGATCGTTGGTCATATCGACGACATTGCGACCGGCAGTAAGAAGCTGTGCAGTATCAGCGCGGATGATATAAACAATCTCACCAACGTTTTCGGACATTTTCATTTTCTCCAGGTAATAAAAAACCCGCTTTTAAGCGGGCTTGAATGAGGTTTTCTGTTAAACACTTCAAAGATTTTGTATAGCGTTCGTAGTCATAGATTGTTGTGATTGCTGAATTATGCTGTCACTGGTTTTCATTTTTACTCGTGCATCCTGCTGACCTGTTTGAATATAGGTATCGCAGTCTGCTTTACTTATATTAAGCTCGCCGCGGCGAGCAAACTCTGATTGAATTCTCGGCATGATTTCAGTATTTCCGTAGCCCATTGCCTGCCCTTTGAGCGTACAAAGCCCTATATCGTCATATGACGTCAAAGGACGTTCTTGAGCGCATCCCAGTAGAAAGAGAGAGAGCACACCTGCAAACAAAAATTTCTTCACGTCCTTATCCCCATCATCAAAAGGTAGTCTCTAATGCTAACAGGGGAGCGCATCAGCGCAACGGGCAGGTCTGATTTTTTGATCTCACACAGAGAAAACCCCTTCCCGTTAATGGCTCAGGGGCTGAAAAGGTTTTAATACAGGCTGTCCACGTAATTATTTACTGGTTCAGGCAGTAAATCCTGAGGATGATCCCCGCCGAAAGTGGCCCATTTGCTACTGCCATTCAGGATGGTAGAGGCAATCACTTTTGATGTTCCAGCATTAAACACTGTTACCTTGACCTCAATTTTATCCGGGATACCTGACCATTCAGTTGCTCTGTCTTCCCAGTGTAAAATTTGAGGGACCACATAATACCCGTCTGACAGAGAGTTGTGCTTTTGCAGGCACGCCAGCTCGTTGCACTGAGAAACAATGACAGCATTATCGGTATAGCGGGAAAAAGCTGATCTGACCGCTTGCGCCGTTGCTTCGCCTGAACCACTGTAAGGCTTCCCTTCATAACTCCCGTCAGCAGAACCAGAAATCACAACCGGCTTACTTTTTATCAAGAGTTCTGTGCTCTTCGTGACTTCAACGCTCTTGTACTTAGAAGAACAACCCGTAAGAACAATGATCCCCACAATCACCATTAAAACTTTATTCATAATTATCCTTAACTTAAATTTTAATTCAGAACATTTCCTTGCGATTCTGAGTTAGGTGAGTTTTGTTCTCAATGATTTTTATCATCGATTAGTGCAGCCCGTTCCGCTGCGCATCGAGTGCGAACATCTTCTCTGCCCAGTCCATAGCCTCATCGTAATGCTGCTCGGTCGGGATTTTAGCGGCTTCCTTCTGCGGATATTTGGCGTTCATGGCCGCCCTGAAGCTGGTCATGGTCATGTTCCAGGCATCGGACTCGCTCATGCCCAGGTGTGCCACAGCCAGATAAACGAAAGACCGGGCATCGAATTTCCCCGAGTATTCGCCCTCACCCTTGCTGGTGGCTTCCTGTGGCTGGTCGCCAACAACCCCATGGCGAATAAGGTGGCGCGCCAGCTGGATAATGTGTGATACCGGCAGCAGGCCAGGGCGATACGATAACTTACCTTTTGCTGTGACTGAGCACGCACCGATCACCTGGCGGAGATCATCATCACAGGCCGCCTGCACCACCTTCGCTGCGGTAACAACCATGTCTGCAAAACAGCGCGCCTGGATGCTGCGCATCACTTCAACATCGCTGATCCGGTGTTCTGGATAATGTCCGCCATGTACCGTTACGAACGCCTCAACGATTTCTTCCGGCGCGCCAATCCGCGACATCGCAAGAAACGAAGGGTTGAGGAATATTCTCCGGCCACCGGCACGGATCTCCGCCTGGCCGATATCGGTAATTGCCTGCATAAAACCTCAAAGGGGCTTTCGCCCCTGACAGTTAAGACGCGTTAACCACAACCGTTGCCGGGCTCGTGGTGACGGTACCGGCGGTGGGCGATGAAACCTGGCAGGTGTAAGAGCCGGCATCCCCCGCCACTGCGCTGGCTTTGGTGTAAGTAGCCGCCGTGGCGCCGCTGATATCGGTGCCGTTCTTCTTCCACTGATACGTCAGCGCTGAACCATCCGTCACGGTCGCCGCTGTGGTAAGCGTCAGCGTGCTGCCGGTGGTGATGGTGCGGTTCTGCGGCTGGGAGGTGATGTTAATGACCGCGCCGACGTCGCGGACATCCACCAGCCCGGCACTGGAGGCTTCAATCGACCACGTGGCCACGTCATCATGCGGTGATTCATCCTGCCAGCTCGTTACCAGGAACGGGCCTTCAGTGATATCGAACGGCGAGATGATTTTCAGCCACACGTAAGGCTGGTTGCTGGTTTCTCCGGGCGGGTTGTAAACATGGCGCTTCATTTCCTTCTGGCCGTAGATAGCTTCCTTGCGGCTTACGCCATCACCGGAGAAGGATACGTTTTTATACGTGACCAGATTCTCCTGGGTATACGCCGCGCTCTGGTCAGCCGTGGCGTCTGCGGTTTCCCATTCAACGCCGGTTGTTTTGCCACGCATCATACCGAGGCGCTTGTACTGGCTCAGCGTGGGCTGAACCTCCGGGCAACCAATCGCAAAATAAACGACGACGTCGCGCCCCGTGAATGCACCTGATTCACAAGTCATATGTGTTACTCCGTATTATCGGGAAATAATGGTCTGGAAGTTAATTTCGAAGGCGCAGCGGCCCTCTTCGGTGCGGAAGGCGGGAACGCCCCCGACTGGCTGCATTGAGATGATGCATTCGGTGTGGTAGTCATCGAGCATGGCCTGGCGGATGGCGTCGGCGGTGTTCTCCACCGCATCAACATCGGCGTCGTTCTGCCCGGTCAGCAGGATGAAGCGGAAATAGTCACGGGTGATGGCCTCTTCTGCCGCGCCACCGCCTTGCTGCTGGATAACGAGATAGCGGTCGTTCTGTGAATCCTCCACTTCAACCCAGAACCGCTTTTGTACACGGTAGCCGGTATCAAAACCGTGGCTCTGCAGCCAGGCGCGTAACGCGTCAAAAACCTCGTTTCGCGTCATAATTTGTAGCCTCGTTTAATGGTGGCTTTGATGTCGGCAATGCCGTCGCGCTCAAACCCTTTACGCAGGAAATCTGGCTCAGCGTCCGGGTCCCAGTAATTACCGCTGCCGTCCGGGCGCGGCTTGCCTTTTAACGTGCCACCGGCTGCATTCACCCGCGCAGCATAGTTCGCGGTATAGCCGACCCGTCCGGTCATTCCGCCCGGCTCTGGCTTCAGTTCGCGATACATGCTGTTCACCAGCGTGGAGGTATGAATGGGGGTGATCTGCGCTGCATAACCCGAGCCGACGATCATGACTTCGGTGATCACCTTTTCTGTCACTGCCCCGGCGATATTTCCAATCACGTTACCCATGTTTAACTGAACACGTTTGATACCTTTAACGGGCATAGCGTTGTCTCCTGGGGTTATCAGGCACCGAGCGAGTTACGATTAGATGTCAGGATTTTGTAGTCGGGTTCCTCGTCGAAAAACGACATATCCCACATCTTGACTGCCCGGATCACATCACCTTTCGCTTTTACCGGGTCTGGCTCAGCGGTTGTGTCACCCACAGCGACATAGTCGTTACGCAGCGGTTTACGGACATCTGCGCCGTTGTGCTTCAGCTCGGTGGAGATAATCAGGTTGGTGGTGAATTCGGTACCGGCATCATCGATCGCCTGTTCCTGGTTTATTTCCCAGGTGCAGTCGATAAGATACGGCGTGCCGGTTAGCCAGGTGCCTTTCCAGTCATCGTATGTACGCGGGTAAATGGTAGCGAGGTTGGTATATACCCAGTTCGCTGTCGCGCTCATGGCTCCTCCCAGCGGATCACTTCTGGTTTCCCGGCGGCAACCTCACGGCAAAAGATGAACCATTCACCGTTACCTTTGATGTAGCCGGTGGCCTTCCTGCCGCTGTCTGTCATCACCCAGACCTTAACGAACGGCTCCGGCAGACGCTGCTTCACCGATACCCAGGCCATTACCGGCCCCCGTTGCACATGCAGCCGCCCTTACCAACCCAAATCCCCGCGAATGCTGGCGCAGCCGTCGGGTCAGGGGGAATAAGCGCTGTGGCGCAACCGTGTTTGTCCAGCCCGCGCAGCAGGCTCAGCGCGCCTTTCCAGCGGTCAGAAAATGACTGGTACCGGAATGAACGCGAAGCGCCGTTTGGCGCAGTCTGGCTGGAAAGGTATTTATCACCCTGCCCGAGCCCCATCAGCGCCAGCAGGTAAAGCTGGATAAGCAGCGCTGTCGATGCCGGATAATGAAGGGCCAGGCATTCCTCAATGCCGTTGGCCTGGTCAATCAGCGCCGCCAGCACAAAGTCGGGTAAAGCGATGCCCTGCCCGGTCAGGTACTGCTGTGCCTGTTCCTGTGAGACCATGACAGACTCCTGAAAAAAGACGCCCCGCCGGAACGGGGCATAAAAAAACCGCTTTCGCGGCGGTTATTCAGCAGGGAACAGGTTTTCAAGCTCGCCAGGCGGCAGCAGCTCCGAAAGCTTTTCCGCACCCAGATTGCCTTTGAACTCGATCCCCAGTTCTTTCAGGCGTTCAGCAATGATTTCTTTTCGGGATTTCACATCAGTGCCCGCACCCGGAGTTGCCGGGGTAAGTTCACCACCCGCTTCCCCCTGCATCAGGCGAAGATGAGATTCCAGCGCCGGATGAACTTTATCCAGAACCAGCACATCCCCAACCTTAACGCCATGCCAGCCACGTACGACTTCAAACTTCGGCATAAATTCTCCTTAGTCCAGGTCAGCACCGTAGACAACACCAGACAGGCCATCGTCATCCCGTTTAATCTGCAAACCTTCTGCAGACATGATCTGGAAGTTATAGTTGCTCTGCGGCATCGGACGAGGCAACGGAACCACCCCAACCGCCATCCCTACCAGCGGCGTGATCACATCCTGACGACGTTCATACGCCAGGAATTCATTACCGGTTAGTGCATAGGTCTGGCGGATATCTTTCACCGGCATAAATTTGCGGATGGCGTCCAGGACATTGCCGCTGATAACGGCGTTCGCGCCGCTGCCAACTTCAATGGTGTAAGGCTTCGACAGGTTTGCCATGATTTCAGCGCTCAGCCACAGCACATCGTATGCAGTAACTTTGTTGACGCGAGCGGTAATGCCAAATGCCCCGGTTGGCCCGAAGAACTCCAGTAGCTGCGCCGGCGTTGCCGTCGTCAGGTTGATGTTTACACCACCAGCACCGGAACCGAGGTTAATCTTGGCGGTGTTACGATGGTTGCGCATGCCCTGGGCCGGATAGTTCTGGACCTGAATGGTCGGGTTGCCGTCGAGATAGCCTTTAACGCGACGTTTATGGAACTTGCGCATCTTCGCCAGCTGTGAATCCAGCACCATGTCAATACCGACGGTATTGAGGCCCGCAGCAAGACGCCAGTTCACACCATAGCCCGCGGTGTAAACCGGGATCGGGTCACCGTCGCTGCCGTATTCGGTGTGGTCAAAAGAAAACGGTGGCTGACCGTCCAGACTAACCTGCACATCATCGGCGATGTCACCAACAACGTTATACAGCTTGGCAGTCTTGCCAATCGGCAATACCGTCTGTACACCCATCAGATCGTTGACGATTTCCATCCCGATTTCCTGATCGCGCAGCTGGATGACCTGTCGGTCGATTTCAGCCCAGAATTCACGACCGAGACCGTCACCGGCCAGGGTATTCGCCGCCAGCATTTCAGGCGTCATGAGATTACGGTTTACCGCCATCATGGCGCGGTGCTGGGCATCCCACATGTTACGGTTAGCCCACAGCTCATTCCAGTGCGTGCGCAGGCGGCTGTTGGTCGCCAGTGTTTCAGCAGAAAAATACATTGATGCTCTCCTTAAGCAACGGTCACGCTGGAAGCGCGCGCACGGATGCGGATGAAGTCAACCGCCGTGGTGGTGACGTCATCCTGGCAGTAACCGATGACCTGATAGGTACCCGCAGCGGTAGGCACGGCAGCGGCCTGACCTGCAACAACCGTAATTGGCTGGTCTTTTTTATAGGCACCTGCAGCGACACGAACAGCGAATTCGCGTCCTTCCTCCAGGTAATTACCCACACCCGAATGACCGGACGGGATTGGATCGGTAATACCCAGTCCTTCGTGATAAGCGCAATCCAGCACATACATGCGTCCCACAGGCGCAGAGGCCTGTGCAAAAAGATTGCTGGCATTGATGACAACAAACGTCCCCGGGTTCAGGGACGCGGCAAGTTTTCGGGTTTCCGTCTTGTAGAGCGATTCCCCGTCGATATTAACGCGACGATAACGTGGCATTGGCGTTTCCCTTATTTAAAGTAAGTGGCCGGATCAGGTGCGCCGGTTTCGGTTTGCGCCTGTGCGGAGTTAGTACCCAGCGGTGCGGCTTCGCCCAGGTTTTTGAACATCGCATCCAGTGCGTCACCAGACAGCGCGTTCGCAACGATCTCGCCGTGAACTTTCGCAACCGCCGCGCGCTTCGTTGCTTCTTGGGCACGGGAGTTAGCGGTCAGGGTCTCAGCGAGCTGCTGCTGGTTGGCCTGCAGTGCATCAACCTTTTCCGCGAGAGGCTTAATAGCCGCCTCCGTGTTGGTCGCAACGGCCTGGCCGATCATGCTGCCGATTTGTTCCAGTTCTTCTTTGGTTAAAGGCATGTCGCCCTCCGTTTGATGGTTGGTTGCAGGCTTATCCTGCGGTGTGAAAAGGGATTTAACTTTGTTAGCCACGACGGTGACCCACGACTCCTGGCGGGCAACCGGCGTTCCGGTGTCGTCAAAAGTGATTTTTCCGCCGTCAGAGGTGTAGCCGTAAACCTGCGCGCTGCCGCCATTGCGGATAATCACCACCTGCGACTCGGTGAAGTCAGCCACCCAGGCATATTCGTTCTCGCCTGGAGCGAACTTTGCTTTTGCTGCCCGGTCGAGGCGTTGTTCACGCTCCCGGAAAGATTCGCCCACCAGCGCGCCGGAGTTGGCTTTTAGCGGTGTGGCGAGATCAGCATTCACCATCAGGCCAACGCCCTGCTCGGGTGTGGCAGCGCCGACTTCATGCAGCAGAATGGCGTCGTGATCCATGCCGTGGATTTTTGCCACCCAGTCAGCACCCAGCGCCTTCTGTTCTTCATTGGGTTCGAGCTGGTCAAGAAACACCGCCACACTTGTGTGAATTGGCGGCACGTCCTCGCCGCGCTCAATGGCTGCCACGCGCTCGAGGAGTTCCCGGCCACCTTCAGATTCGCTGGCCTTGTTCACATCCACCCATTTCTCCAGGTAGATACGATTCCCGGCTTTTTTAACGTTGCGGTTCCACGCGCCGACGAACCCGACATTCAGCCCTTCAGGCGAGAAGGCCGACACAAACTGGCCGTTTACCTGCGGATGACCGAGCGGTGCCAGCGTTCCCTCGAGGCCCTCATAGTGCTCATCGATTTCGCTGGCAGAATAGAGACCGCCGTTCATGACGACATTGGCCGGCAGCGTATAACTGGGCAGGATCAGATGATCGCGCCCGTTGTGAACTTCCCGGCGAATAGACTGACTGTTCACGCGGGTGGTGACGTTTACTTGCATGGTCATGGTGGTGTCTCGCGGTTACGCGGCTCTGTGGTGGCCGCAGTCGCAGTGATTGGCTGTGAGTCCGGCTTTCTGCGCTTTCTCCAGGCGCTTCTTCGCCATATCAACAACATTGGGGTTAAGCGGCTGACCGCTGGCATTAACAAGCACAGCAACCTGCGTGCACTTACAGTTAATCGCGTTGCCGTCGACGCTGTACCAGTCCCGAACTTCTTCGGTGGTGTAGAGATGCCCGTGGCGAAGCGCATGCTTACGCCGCGTTGTCGGACTAAACGCTGACAGGTGCAAAAGACGGGTTGTAATGCCGTACTGCGCTTCGGCATCATCCGTTTCATCCCACCGGGCCCGGCGCAGCGCCGTCGGTATTTCCGTGCGAGCAATACGCTTAGCCCGGCTGAGTTCAATCCCGGTCTGGCTGGTGAGACGTTTCGCAATTTCCCGCGGGTTTTGCCCCCGCCCCATGCCATCGGTCAGAATGCGCGCCATATCCGATTTCATCCGCGCACTGAGGTTTTTCATCTCCTCAAATACCCTGGTTCTCACCAGCAGCAGACGGCGTTGGTACGGATCACTCAGCAACAACTGCTGGAGACTTTCACGCCCGGCGGCATAGACCGGTGACTGCTGTGACAGGCTGGCAAATTCCTGAGCCGTGCCACGCTGATATCCCTGCCTGACGTAATCCCGCCAGAACCAGAAATCGGTCTCGCTGCCACCAAAAAGGATTTCATCAACAATCACCGAGGCGTTGCTGAGAAGCATTGATAACAGTGAGGTGTCCAGGTCGAACGTGTAGCGGAGGTTTACAGCAGGTGATGCAGGAATGCGGTCAAGAATGTCCTGGTAAGCTTTTGCGATGCGCCTAATCCGTTTGCCGAACTCGTTAATCGCACCACGCTCGAGGCGGTCTGCACCGGTGGGATCGTTAAGGTTTCCCGGCAGAATCGGAGGTTTCGTCTTCCTCTTCTTCATCGTCTTCCCCCAGCGGTGCAGGTGAGCCCTCATACCCGGCAGCGACACGGATTTCTTCGCCGGTGAATGGCTGTTCGCCAGTGGCTATCGAGGCGCTGTTAATTTCCGCCATCGTTTTGGCTGCCGCCAGCTTCTCAGCGTCGGTGCTGGCGTTCAGGTCATCCCAGATAACCGCTTTCTGCCTTACCGCGTCGAGAATGCCCAGCTCCACCAGCTTGTCGCACAGGTCTTCAATATCGAATGACAAATCACCCCGGCGAGACTGGCAGCGCGCGTTGAAGTAACGCTGGTCTTCTGTACTGGCACGCTCGCCCGTCTGCATACCAACGAGGATTTTGGTCGGGATATCCAGCGCGGCGGCGGCTGTCTGAAGGTTGACGTTATAGGTCGGGCCGGGATCGGCTACCGTGGTTACCAGCGGCGTGACAGCTGCGCCCTGGGTCGTCAGCAGCGCATCGTTGCCCCGGTTAATCTCCACAGCGACTTCATTGAACTTCTCCTGTAGTTCTGAAACGCTCACGTCATATAGCGATGCCAGATTGGTGAAGTCTATTTTTTCGTCAAAGTTGATGCTCAGCTGGCGGGCGGCGTTTTTCAGGAATGACTCACCGGAGCCGCCTTCCACCTTCTCAAGGCTTACGAATGCGTTATAGGCAGGCTCCAGAAAACCAATAGCATCAGGGGAATAATCACCCAGGATAAAAACGCGATCCGGATGAACGTCCACGCGCCGGATGGCGCCGCTCGCAAGTTGCTCGATGTACTGCCACATTTTCGGCTGGCCGTAGGTGCGGGAGTTAAGACCTGTATCCCAGTCCTTAACCTTTAATGTCCCCGCCCAGGCTACGGTGATTTTCTCCAGTCCCCGCCCTCTGGTTACAGGCAGGTTCCAGTCTTTACCGTCCCGTATATGCAGCAGAATGCCGGAGTAACGCCCCACCAGCCGCCGTAAATCGGCCTCGGCAAAAGAGCGCCAGAAGCGATGCGTTAACACAGACTTAGCCTTACGTTCCCACGCCGTTTCCTTGCGGGTCTCGTCCTGCTCATCACCTTCAATAATTTCCGGGTTGCTTTGCCAGCATGCACCGATCAGCTTTTTGACCGCGCCATGGGCAATACCGCTGCGCCGGTACAGGCTGTAGAGGTCATCGAAGATAATGTCGTCCTTGAATCCGTACTCGCACCATGCCGAGCTACGCTTCGAATCCAGTCCCATGGCTGGGTTGGCGGCCATCATACGGGCACGCGCAAGCCTGGCATCGGTCAACGCGTGGTTGACGGCCAGTTGGAGATTTTTATTCATGCAGGGTCCGTTTGATGGATTTAGGGCAATAAAAAAGGCCGCCGAGGCGACCTTTTTCATAGTCTGATTTAGATAAGCTTAATTTTCACTTCATAACCTTCAAGACCAGCCATAGTTTCATTGGGAATGAATTCAATCTCAGAAACCTCCTTCCCTGACTTTTTACGCAATTCAGCAATTTTCTTAGAAATGAGAGCAGCTATATCCGCTTCGGCCTTTTGCTTTTGATCTTCGATGTTCATCATAACCTCTTAAGATTTATCTAAGCTTCAGTAAGATAATCGTCTTACGAATGCTACATCTGCACATAACTAATTATAAATTATGGTTATCGTCCTTGCAGACGTTTGGGAATCATCATGCCCATCGGCTGCGCGCCGCCGAGCTCGGTAAGTGCGTACACTGCCGCGTCCAGTCGGTCGGGTGACTTTTTGGCGTTGGCCGGCACGTATTCCATCAACTGGTTTTCAAGCAGATAGAGATTGCCGTGATGAGCTACGCGCCCCTGTTCGTAGAGCGCGGATATCGGTTCGGCGCGGGCAAATTTCCCTTTGTTGGCATGCACCCTAATAATGCGGCCTTTGAACCCGGCGTTACGCAGTGTTTCCTCCGCCATATCGCCGCCCTGGTTCGTTTCAATAACGATCGCATCAGCACCATGCTCTTCATAAGCCCACATAGCCTTTTTAGCCCAGCCCGCCGGTGAGTATTTGGCGCTATAATCGCCATCCACAGAGAACTGTTTTTTATCGCCAGCACCGTATGCGCTGGCGGCCACGATCCCGGTTTCGTCGCTTTCATCGCTGTTAGTGGCCTGCGGGTCAATTGCGATAACCGTACGAACCTTATCAAAGCGGATCTGCAGGTCGCGCGCGGCGCTAACCATTGTCTCAGTCCACAGTGCGCCCTCCGCGTTAAATTTGCGGGGCTTCTGCATGTACTGCGCTTCAGCGGTGCGCCGGTGGGAGAACAGAGAAACGCGATGGCTTTCGTTATGTTTGAACGGCCAGAGCCAGCCATCAGGCAGGCCATGTTTAATCGGGATAGCGTGAGTGTTTTCCGGATACTGCGCTGAATACGCCTGGCTGTTGTCGATAATCACCGGCAGATTCAGGTGGTGCCACATCTCACCACTACCGCCGCGCAGCAGGTACCCGCTCAGGTCGTGATAGTGGATGCGCTGCATGATCACTATCATCGGCGTCGTTTCTACAGCCAGACGTGATTTGATGGTTTCGTTAAAGCGGTTGTTCACGCCATCGCGTACTGTTTCGCTGTAGGCATCATCTGGTTTTACCGGGTCATCGATAATCAGCGCGCCCTGCCAGCCCAGCTCCATGTGTCCGGCACGAAAGCCAGTAACCTGCCCGGCAGCTGACGACGCGTAAACCCCGCCGCCGTATTCGTTCCACCACATCGCCTTGCTGTCGGCATCATCGCGCAACGCCATCGGCCACATTGACTGATAGGCCTGCGATTTGACCATGCCGCGTGCAGTCGATGAGTTTAGTAGCGCCAGCTGGTGGGAGTACGACAGGTGCATAAACCGGGCGCGCCGGTTCAACGCCAGTCCCCGGCCCATCATGTTAATGGTTGCCAGTTCTGTTTTTGTGTAGCCAGGCGGAACGTTAATAATCAGGCGCGTAATCTCACCATCTATAACGCGGTTCAGCGTCTGCTGAATAACTTTGTGATGCTGTGCGACAATCATCTTGCCGCCGGTGCGCTGTTTGAAGAAATAACGCGCGTAATACAGTCCATCCTCTTCACATTCGACCTTACGGGCAAATGCCTTTTGCTCAGCAGTCGTCATCCTCCATCATCTCCTGCCTTGCGGATTTGTATTCCTCTTTGCTCATGGTGATCGTCTGGATAGCGCCACCGTTTGGCCCGGAATGTTCGAATTTATGTTTGTTGGAGTAAGCATCACCACACTCTTTTGCAGCCTGCTCAATCAACTCAGCTGTGAGCGCGAAGTTTTTCATGCGCTCGGTGTTTGTCACCATGCGATCAAGCATGCGCAGCCGGTAGGCTTTATTCGCGATCGGGATGTCGGAGATTTCGGTTTGAAACCGTTCTCGAGTGGCACTGAAAAGCTCAACCCATTTTTTAGCAAGCCCCCTGCCGCTCACCTTTGTGGGATCGTGGCTCTCAACCTGCTGCGGGGTGATCCTGATATTGAATTCTTTCTGGACGGACTCCACGACAATAGACGGGGTATCAAAGCACGCAAGAGCCTGAACGATGAAGGCTTTCACGTCAGGTTTTAGCGCAGCCATAAATCACCACTCTTCCAAATCAATCCAAAATTATGCCAGCTTCAGCATGCACGTTCCGCACGCTCTGGCGATATCAAGGTGAGCCACTTCCGCAGGCCTGTTTGCTGCGTCCACCAGCTGTTGCACATCGTGACTGGCACCATAGCGGCGAACGACGCCAACAAACTCTTCCACATCGTGGCCGCGCAGTTTCAGTTTGGGTAACCCACTGTCCCGGTAGAATTTCGGCGCGCCGAATTCATCGGTTTCCTGTGCGATGTGGTAAAGCTCATGCTCGACCAGCGCGCAGAACTCCAGATCGGAACATTGGGCGCAGTAATCAGCGGCCAGGGTGATAATAAAATCCGGGATGTGCCCGAACCATTCGTACATCTGCTGTTCCATTCGGGCTTTTTGCCAGCCACCAGCGCGCATCATTACCTCTTCGCACTGGCCCAGTACTGCGCGCCCCTTCTTCGCGAATGCATTCGACGCCCACATGAATACGATGTCAGCTTCCAGTAAGTGGAAATGGTCAGGGTTATGCAGGGTGCCTTCTTCACTCAGTATCCCGGTATGTATCCACTCGTGAACGCCTTCAGCCGGGATTAATCGTATGTAGGGCTTGAAGTCCGGGTTATCGATAAACTGGGGCGGTGGGTATGGCCTTTGGGTCATGATGTCAGCCATAAAATTACCTTGCTTTCAGGTGCGCGTACGAAGCGCATAAAAAAGCCACCAGCGGATGCCAGGGGCTTATTTATGAGTAGTGCGTAGCAAAAATGAATCCTGATAATAATTTAAAAAACGTTAATTTTCTTGTTTGAGCTTATAAGGATTAATAAATTTCTTTTTAAAATCCTGAAACGAAACCTCATCCACAAAGTGTCCGGCTAAAATGATTTTCATTCGGCCATTTGCATCAATCCCACCTATCACGCGCATATCAGAATCTTCAAACTTATTGCTGGTGCGGAGATTATCTACGAACATTCTTAACGCTTTATCTTTGCCTGTCACTGAATAGCATTTTCTTCCTGAGATAAGCGTTTCTTCTTTTCCATCAATCATCGTCTGCTCTCCTTTTGTAATTGACAGAAAAAGTATTATGCATAATCGTTAGTGCGCTATTAATTTACAAAGTATCACCCTTCTACTTACACAGGCCTGCCACGAAAGAGATCCAAATAATGAAATCGAAAAAAACTTCACGTAAGCAAGCCTGTTACGCATAAAAAAGCCCCGCGTCTGCGAGGCTAATTTGGCTCAATGCTAAAACTTCGAAACGGGCGCAGGCTGATACTTCATAATGGCCCACTCAATATCTGAAAGAGACGGCTCGATAACCGGAAATCCAATCCAGTAATTTTTACCACTGAAAGATCGATACTCTAAAATTGAGAAAACGGCTTCGCGATGGCGCTGATCGTTTTCTTCGGGGGTGTAGTAATAACGATGCACCCCATCTGCCACTTTTCTTACTTCACCGTTCCAGCCCTCACCGAAGAGCATAACGTCACGCATAAAGCTTCTCGTTTGTAGGTATCCTTTAACGTCATTATAACAGGGACTCAGTGAATGCCTGCTGTAATGTCCAGCGTGATGGCAATAAAAACCGCCCGTAGGCGGTTAGTTTTAGTTATGGCTGTTTATCACCAGATTCAGGTGCTGAGCCAGTATCGTCTTTCTGGTCTCTACCGGTTTGCCCTGGCTGGTCGTTTTTGACGTTATCAGGAACAGGACTGTAATCAGGATGGTCCCCTTCGACTGGGCGATCGGTCATACAAACCTCCTTTCTGGTTAGGAAGTCTTAAGTGTAGACAATCGGTGAGCCTTATCTGCAGGAAGGGAGATAATCATCTTTAAGCAGATATAAAATAAGTTATAAATTTATTACGGCTTCGCTTATGGGAGATATCTCATATCAGTGCAGCGGCGCGTTGCTAAGTTTAAAAGGTAACGAAATGCATTTGCATACCCTCTGAAGAATCTGGATTTCCTTCCGTCTGAGGGTTTTTTTTCGAAACCATTTCATTAAACTAGGATTTTTCCCAATCAACCCGCTTACGCTTGTTAACTAAAAGTTAACAACCATAATCAGGTTTCCTGCCACGACAGGAGTTGAAGAACCAACGTAAGATCCTTGCCATTGAGAAAAGAATAAGAGTACGAAGTACTGTCAGCTCTACTCCGACTCGCCCTCTTACCCGAGGGCTTTTTTTTAACTGAGCAAATCCAAAACGTAAACATCGCTCAAGCGAGATATTTCGTCAAAAGTCACCGCTTACGCTTGTTAACATTATTAATCCGTCCATACTCAGCCTTCCTGCCGCACCAGGGGAGGTAGTACCGTTTGACCCTTTTTTTATTGAAAAATAAAAAGTGCGAAATGCACACGCCAGACAATCCCTCTCGCCCTCTTAATGAGGGCATTTTTTATTCCCCCAGCCATTGCACATAATCCTGCAAAAACCTCCGCTTGATCAGGCGCAACGTTTTTTTCATCCAGGAGTAAAATCACTCCCGCTGCCTCTTTTCTGAGCCATACTTTCATTAACACATCTTCCCTTTTTGGATCGTCCAACAGAGGAGGAATGTATGCAGGTAGTGAGTAAAAAGTGTGTTGTATCTTCCCGGGATTTAGATTTCCTTGCCTACAGCTTTGCCCGGATGCGTTTCCATGGTCGACATCTGTGTACTGATGCTATAACCGGTAACATGGATGAAGACTGCAGAATGTGGTTTCTGAAGCGTTATGACTTTTACTTTGAACAGCTAAATGAAAAGGAGCTGACTGAGTAACCATAAACCGGGTGGCAAAAGCTGCCCGGGATGCAGCCTTAAAGCAACGCGTTATACCAGGCCTGCCAGCGATATGTGTTGATCCGCAACTGGCGCAAACACTCCGCCGTCTCGATGTCTGCCTGCAAATCCTCATCGCTGTTTGCCCCGGCATTACTTGCCCTGCACGGTTCCTGCATCAAATCCGCTGATGGAGTTGGCAGCGTCGATGGCACGCTGGCGCAGCCGTACAGACTCATTATCAAAATCACACCTGGTACGATCCGGAGACTGAACATATTTCACCACGTCACGGGTTATGGTCCGGTAAATCACTCTGGCTTCGGCATTTGCCACAGCGGCTTTCTTCTCTACCGGCTGGATGGCTTTATTGGCCTTATCTTTCTTATCCGCCGCCAGCGCGTTGACATGGTCGGCGTGGGCATTCCATCCGGAACGCCAGGCGATAAGCGTCGTCGCCGAGAGACTGACCACCAGCGTCAGCAGAACATATCGCCACTTCATACCAGCGCACTCCGCGCCCGGTTGTAGCGCAGACGGCGGTCTTCAATGCCGTTATGGCCACCATTGATAATCTGCGTGACGCGCGCCAGGTCGCCGGAGTAAAGCAGGCATCCGCTGGTAGCAAAAAACCATGCTGCCGAACGCGCCGCGTTACGCTCCTGCTCCAGCAGCTCAGGGCTGGTGACCAGGTCGAGTTTCAGCGCGGTACCGCATTTTGTGTAATTTGCCTGACCGGTGATCTGAATCAGGCCGCGGCCGCGATATTTCCAGCCATCACCAGCTGCTTTGTTGCCCAGGCGTTTGCTGTACACCAGATTGGCAATAGCGCGCTGGCGTTCCAGTGGTAACACCTTTTCATACGAGCGACGACCCAGCACGTTTGCCTGGTCCTGAGTAAGTCGCCCGGCACGGACGAAATCGGCGAGGCCTGCCACGCTGTAGTTCATGCTCTCCACCAGCCGGGAGAAACTCACGGACTCGTGTCCGGTCTGGGCGATAAACATCGCCTGATCAGTCGGTGCAGTGATGCCGAATTCTTTCATCGCCGCATCGATGTGCGGAAACCAGCGCGCAGCTAATCCGGCGCTTATACCAGCCGCCTGCTGAAACTGTGATTGCTTCATTCAGACCTCAGTACGTGGAAGATGCGCGCTACGTTGCCCCGGGCGCGGAACACGGCGGCGCAGATAATCAGGTTGATTGTCACGGTTGCCCAGTGGGTGTGCAGGTAGGAGTCAAAAAGATACCGGAACGGCACGGATGCATACGCAATAATTATCAGATAGGCCAGCCAGGACGCCCACGGGTTATGTCGCCCGCCTGGCTTTCGGAACATCATCAGGCGCAGAACAATGGCGGCGCAGGCCACCACGTTGGTCAGCACCAGCGGATCGTTAGTTACCATTGGTTCCCCCTCTCCAGCGTGCCAGCAGCTTTAGCGGGTCCTGTTCACTGAAAAATGTCAGTGTCTTGATTGCCACGGCAGACAAAATCACCGCGCCAAGTGCATCCAGTGGTTTGTCTGCATAGCCGGTTATGCTCGCCAGCCACGAACCCACCAGCCCGGAGCCATACACGCCAGCAAAATACGACACAACGAAATACGCAGAGCGGCGGAAAATCGTCAGGTCGGCAGCGGTGGCCACGTAGAACACGGCCCCGGCAAACGCGCCGAACACAACGCCGTAATCAGTGCCGGTAAGCAGTCCATAAATGCTGGCGCCGGTCAGCGCGCTACCGGCGGCTGCGGTACCGGAAAAAGGTTCGGACATTACGCCCCCTCGTTAGTGGTGAGTCCTCTCAGGAATGAGGGGAAATAAAAAAGGCCCACCGAAGTAGGCCATTAAAGCTCTGGCTGTGTGTCATCCCGCCTGTTACTGTTTATTTGCCAATAATCAAGCAGACAAGGAGACTAAAATGTCTGACTACCATAACTTGCTTCACGTAATTCGATCGCGTGTTTGCGAGAACAGAAACATGTCCCATTCTTCTTATTATCAGGGAAGCCAACAGGACAACCAGATCAGAAACAGGACAGCATTAATTTTTACTCTCGAAGTAGTACTCCGCCAGCACCGAATGCAGCACGCCACCATTTTTAACCCACTCGTAGGAAAGGAAGCACTACATCATCTAATTTTTTTGAAAACGCACTGGTTCCCGGCTGATATTCGTAAGCTCAGCCTGGAGGATGCTTTGTTTGTGATTCAGGATGAAATGAAAATCGAAAAGCTTGGCCCCGATGCTCGTGGAGCGCTGGAGAGCTTCAACTTACCTTCAGTGGCTTATCGGTTCGATGATTTTCCAGAAGCGGACTGGGACTATAAGGAAAACTCAGTGTTCCTTTAAATCCTGACGATGAAAGCAAGTGGATAGACTGATTGATATCCGCAAGCCGCTCTTCCAGGGCGGCTTTTTCTTTTACAAGCCGGTTGAACTGGGAGATGTGAAGCTTTTGCTGCCCCAACCAGTCTTCAAGCTGTTCCGCCGACATCCCTGGATTGAAAAAATACGGTTGCTGTTTTTCAGCTTGCATTGCAGAACTCCAGATATCAAATCGTAAAGGGGAAATAAAAAGGCCCGCCGAAGCGAGCTTGAGTTTGTAAGCGATTGATAAAATTGCAAAAATAGTAAAGCCAAAAAAACATAACTTATTAAGGAACTGCGTTATGGCACATCAAAATATAACTAGGCATACGAGGATCGGTAATTTTATAAACCCCCCGCCTAACTAACTGAAGTATTTCGCCGCGTTCGGCTTTTATTAATTTACCAGTATAATTATTCATACTACCGTAGGTTAGAGTTAAACCGTGATCATCAAATATTTGTTCAATCCAGCTTTTGACACTAAATTGCTCATTGTTAAATTTGGCCGCAGATAACAAAATTTTAGGATACATGTCGGTTCTTGAAGAAGTTACAGCAAGGTCGTAACAACGCTTTAATTGCCCTTCGGTATTCTTAACTGCCACAATTAAAGCTTGTTCGAAGATGACTTTATCGATAACATCTGCAGACTTTCGAATAGCTTCCTCAGCGCTCTCTTTACACAATAAATGTGTGAAATATGGAAATCCGCTACTTATTTCAATAATTGAATTTTTAATAGCTGGTTCAAACGTCAAACCAAGCCCAGCTTCCCCACTCTCAATTATCTCTGAAAGATATTTATCTTCCACCCTTGGAAGTTTAATTTCGTGCATGCACCGTATAACTGACTGGTGTCCAGCAATCAGAGCTGCGCCGTCCGAACCAATGCCTACGATTAGCACTTTGAAGGGACTACTTGCATCGCTAAGTTGCTTAACAAACTCAGCAACTTCATGCTTCACATCATCCCTAACAACATCAAATTCATCAATAAGCATAACAGAGTCGAGATGGTGTAAAACTGTGGCAGCTTTATTAGCTGTGAGCTCTTCTTTTTCAATCGTTATTTTTTCTTCTCTCGTTCCTTCAAGACTAAATATATCTAAAAATCGGGCGCGGGCACCAAACTTTTTAGTAGTTTCAGTCTTGTTGTGGCGATAAGCCTCGTCGATAAAAAGCGCAGCTTTTTCAATAATGTCTTTAAAGGTGGTATTCTTTATGCATCGGTACTGGAAAACATGTTCTGGCAATATTTGATGTTTCCTTCCACCCTCTAAAGTTGACAATGCCAAAGAACTCTTACCAATACCTCGATCGCCATAGATCATACAATGACGACCGGGGGTTGTTAAAGCGCCCAAAATTTTTTGTATCTCCTCGTCCCTGCCCCTTAAATTCGAGGGCGAAGAGACTGGCTTGGAAGGTGTGTAAAAAGCATCAACCTTATGGCTTTTTTGTTTCTCTTCTTTAAAGGCTTGGAATACATCCATTTTTCTCGTCCGCAAAAGAATTAATTTACAAAGACAATACCATTTAATAGAAGTGGAGAAAATAAAAACCCGCTCGGCGGCGGGTTAGTTAACGGTGAACACACAATGCCCATCGTTAGAAAAATACTACCCATAATTTTTGAAAATGGCAAGCATCATGCCGCCATTTTCGTTAAATATGTTGCTATCTTGTGACTTCCATCAATTTTAGCTCCGCGTAGGTTTCTTCCTGCCAGCACTTCAATACCAGTTTATTGATCACGTCGGCGTATCCGTTGTACCACTGATAATCTGTCATATCCGGTACCAGACGAGCTACCCGGGCGCGTGCCAGCGTGGTCGGGAGCCGGCTGAAGCCTTTGCCATTACAGCGATCACATACTTTCTGAACCGGTACCCCGTGTAAAAGGCTGCGCTTTTTATCGATTGCTGTTCCACGTCCTGAACAATCGCGGCATGCGGTGCTAATCTTGCCCTTACCTGCGCAGTGCTTACAAAGCTCTTCAACCTCTTCCCTGCGCACTGTCGCTTCAATGCCTTTCACCCCAGGGTGTTTGACCACTTCGCGCATGATACGGATCACACCCTTCCCGTTGCAGTGATCACACTCGCAACTGCTGGCCGCTGAGCGGGCATAGTCGCTATATGCGAACTGAGCCAGGCAGCGAGCCATTTCGGCGCGCGCTTCGTCGCTCAGCTTCTTCATGGCCGGGTTCCGGAGCGCCAGCGCGTAGTCCATCAGCCCTTCGATAGCTGGCTGCGGATCCTGAATGCCCATCTTCGCCAGGAACAGGTTAAATCCTAACGGGGCCTCGGCCTGCACCATGCCCTGGGCTGCCATAACATCGGTAATGGTTAACGCGTCACCGCCGGTGGCGGGTGTTTCGTCATTCAGTTTCGGTGATTTAGGTGAATAGTATTTTGGTAATGATTCCAGATTCATCGCGGTCTCCACTCCGATTACGCCAGCGCGCCAATGGCCAGCGCCCGGTCTAATGTCTTCAGCAGCAGCTCCGGCTGCGTGCCGTATTTGGCTTCAAATGCCCCTACATCCGCATGAAGTTCATCGTGATGCGTTCTGCACAAAGGCAACACGAATAGGTCATGGGCTTTGGTCCCCATACCGCCCTGGCCGTATCCGATCAGGTGGTGGGGATCGTCTGCGGTTTTGCTGCAGCACGCGCACGGCTGCGATTTCACCCAGCGAGTGTACTTCTCGTTCTGCCAGCGGCGGCGCTTCGGTCGTAACATGAATGACTCCGGCGTCTCAGGGTCAACCTTCAGCGCCAGCACCTGTTTTACTGCTTCCTCTATCATGCTGGTGGCCGGGACCGAAGGCATAATGTCCGCTTCGCGCGTTACCGACTGGATAACCTGCGGAGGCATGCGCATCGCCTGGCGCGCGACTGACTCCGGGATCACGTGAGCCAGCGAATTGAACGTCAGCCACCAGCAAAGCTCAGGGAGGGTCACCGCGTGGGAATCGTCGAACCCCAGGCCGCGACGTACTACAGACAATACCCAGGCTACCAGGTTTTCCCGCGCAATACCCGCCAGTTCGGCGGTGAAATGGTCCCGCACCTTGTTGTCACAGGACCAGCACAGCCGCAGCGCGCCAGGCTCATGCCGCATCGTGACCATTTCATGGTGGTGGTAGCTGGCATGAGGGTACTGGCAGCCGATTTCACGCAATAGCCAGGCTTCCAGGCTTGTCAGTCCACCAGCACGCTGTATCACTTCAGGATGTTCGAATACAGGCACCATAACCGGGTCTTCTGCCAGAGGCTGGCGCGCCGCCGGGATTTCACCAGTTGGCATGCCCGCCAGGCGCTCCGGTTCGTTCTCCAGCAGCATGCGACCGCGATAAAAATACGGCAGCAGTTCGGGGCCTGGCCGAAACGCCACCATCCCGAATTCTTTGATGATCACAGGGGTTAACAGTGCTCTCACGCTGCATTACCTTTAGCAATATGTTCCGCCCACAAGCCGCCAATCCACTTCACCCCCTTCGCCGTAAAGCGCGCCTGGCTGAATGCATGGTTGGAAGTGGTCGACGTCCCGGTTTTCACTTCAAATCGCCCGGCGGCGATATGCTGGTGACGAGGGGTAAGCGCCCCGCCCAGGCGATACATGATGTCGTTATCAATCAGGAACAGGCGAAACTCTGGTTCTTTCGCCTTGAGCAGCTTTGCTACCTGACGGAACGAAAGCGACCCGCTGGCGGTACAGTACCGATCTACAAACTCCACCTTTGGCGCGGCGGCGGCCAGCTCCAGTTTCAACTTTTCTTTTTGCTCAGCGAGATCGGCAGCGAGGCGCAACGCTTCCGGCAACGACTGGGGCACACTCATCTGTTGCCCGTTCTCCAGTTCAAGCCAGCGGTCAATAATGCGTTTACGCAACACCACGTTGTAACCAGAGACCAAAGTCAGGCATAAATCTTTTGGCAGGTGATACAGCGGATAGCTGCGCCCGCGCTCGTCCCGGTAATCTCCCGAAAATTCGGGAGATTGAATATTGAGCTGCTGAAGCATGTTGCGAATATCAGCCATTACATGGTCGTGCCGCTTATCGCACAGCCCGGCAATTTCGAGGCTACTCATCGCCGGAAAGCCTGGATCGTTTTTAACGTTTGTTAACTGATTCATTCCGTTCTCCACTGTTCAGGCGGCTGCACCCGCCGGGTTGAATGTACTGATCGTGATTTCTACCTTGCCCTTCGGTACCACTGGCCCCCACTCCACCAGCATGCGTTTCACCTGGCTGTCGTCCTCCCAGACGCCCGCATGCGTCAGCGCGTCAAACAGCGCTTTGTTGTAGTTGTCCAGATCGCGGCGGCGCTGATCCGGCGGGAAAAGAGTTATTGTGACCGCCGCGGGCGTGGTGGACGGCTTCGGCAGGCGGCGTAGCTGCTCGACAATAGCCACGCAGGCTTCGCTCTGGTACTTGCGCCCGGCAGCGCTAATAAGGTGGCGACCTTTCAGGGGCCCCTTGTTAGGTGCGCGCCAGTACGTATTGACGCTGGGAGGGAATGGCAGGGTCAGTTTCATAACTCGACCCCACGCATTTCGAGAAAGGCGATCGCGTTCTCTCGCGCCTGGTCGTCGCCATTAAGGAGCGCGCGTATCAGGGCGATTGCCTCATCCTCCACGCTCTGGCCGGTGATTGTGATACCCCGGGAAACGCCCGGGGTGATTGTGATTGCACCTTTACGCTGTAGCGCACGAAGGTGGTCGTTTGCCGCATTGGGCGAACGGCAGCCCATCAACCCTGACAGTTCGTAAATCGTTGGCGGGAATCCATGATCAGCGATGTAATCGGCCACCAGGTCTAAAACCTCCTGCTGGCGCGCAGTTAACTTCTTAATCGTTTCCACTGTTTGCCCTCAAAGAATTGCCACAATGTCTTTTGCGGTTTCGCGGGTGCTGCCCTTGCTTGATATGGCGCGTCGGGCGCTCACTTCGTGCAGCGTGAAGCCGTGTTGTGCGTAAAGTTCGATGATGCGGGGCGCTGTTGAATTGCTGATCACCACTCTGGCGCCGCGCTGGTTGGCGGCCACACAGTTTTCGGCCAGCGCCTCCTGGTCATTCCACGAAAAACCGCCAGCGGCATAACTGGTGAAACCGGCGGTGCCTGGCATCGGTTCATATGGCGGATCGCAATAAATCACATCTCCCTCGCCTGCCAGCGCCAGTGTCCGGCGGTACCCGGCGTTCAGGAAAACGCAGTTATGCGCCATCGATGCGAACGCCTCGATCTCTTCCTCAGGGAAATACGGTGCCGAATATTTACCCCATCCAACATTGAACTCACTGGCCCGGTTGTAGCGGGTCAGGCCATTGAAGCAGTGGCGGTTAAGAAACAGGAAAGCGGCGGCTCGCTCCGGGCCAGCGAGGCGCTGAGCATTGAAATCGTCCCGGACTGCCAGATACCCCTCTTCCGTATTGAGCGACATGAACAATAAACGGGCTTCAGTCGTAACTTGTTCAGGCACTACCGCCAGCATCTGATAGAGGTAGATAAGATCAGTGTTCACATCAGCCAGCAGGAAGCTGGTGTGCTTATCCGAATTCAGGAACACCGATCCGCCACCAACAAACGGCTCAACGAGGCGTCTACCTGACGGGATTAGCTCATTCAGTACTGTAAGCAGAGAGTATTTCCCGCCAGCCCACTTTAAGAACGGTCGTTGCCAGGTTCTTTTTTTCATTCGTCCTCACCCACATAACGGCCAGCAAGGTAACAACGCCCTTCCGGGGCTTTGAAATTACCCGCATATCGAAGACAGGCAGCGCGGCGCGAGATATAACGGCTCCGATCCGTATTGCTGATCGCCATATCAAAAGCGTTGAGCCAGACAGAAGCAGCGCGGAAATATAGCCCTTTCGCCTCCAGCTGCTGCGCGCGGTTTTCCAGCCCGGTCAGTGTCCGCAAGTTTTCTTCGGACATGGATTCTGGATCCACTCCCCCAATCGGGTAATACGCAAGGGTTGAGCCGCGAAGCTCGCGCGCCAGCCTACCCTCAGCAAAAAACCGGCTCAGGCAGCGATTTACGGTACTGACGTTCAGACCAGGTATGGCGTCGGCAACCTGGCGGTAAGTGCAGCCAGGGTTATCGATCACGAACTGCAGAACTTCAGATGCGATGCTCATCCCCTGAACCCCTCTGGAATGGTGTATGCCACGTCCTGATGACTTGAACGGAACACTGCTGAGTCAGGCAGTTTGTTGCGCTGCCCCCACGTATCGCGCGCCGGACGCCCTGCGGTTTCCCATTTGTTCGCCGACTGCAGGTAGCCCGGGAACTTGCTCGGCAGGAACAGGGTTGACGGGCGCAGGTACTCAGCCATTTTCAGGTCTGAACCCCACTTCTCGACGCTGTAATCCACCACCAGTACCAGTTCTTCAGGCGTAAACCCGTCAGCCAGACGGGCGCGGATGTTTTCCAGTGACGACTTGCAAACCTGGTACCGGGAACCGGTGGTCTTGTTCAGGTGAGATAAAACCTGTTTCGCCTGGTCAGTGATCACCACCGCAGGGTCGGGTTGCGCAGCAACCTGACAAGAAGGTTTTTTATCTGATGGATCATTAGTTGAATTTACTGACGGATCCCCGCCAGATTCTGACGGGTCAAAACCGCCTTTTTTACCGGATTCTGATGCCTCAAATTTTGACGGGTCAGATTTTGATGCGTCAGATTTTGACGTGTCAGAATCTGACAGGTGAGCCATTGCAGCCGCCTGAAGCTTCGCCACATTGAGCTGGTAAATGTTGGAGGCGTTGCGGTTTCCCTGGCGGCGCTGGGTGCGTGACAGCCAGCCATCTTTCTCCAGCTTCGCGATCGCCGTGCGGACAGTGCTTGGCCCGGCGCCGAGCTGGCGCGCAATGGTCTCTATCGACGGCCAGCACACTCCCTCGTCGCTGCTGAAGTCAGCCAGGCGCGCCATGATCGCCACGCTGGATAACTTCATGCCCAACGCCGCGCAGCCGTCCCACACATAGCTGCTTAATTTAGTGCTCATGATCGCCCTCTATTTCCCTGAACTTGCGTTGGAATTGCTCGAGCGGACTAAAGCATTCATGCTCGTAACCTTCCCGCAGGTAGATAACGCGGCGGGTTTCTGGCTCCCATCGGATAACCCTGACGGGCACACCATAGTGATCGCGGAACCATCGGTTAAGTTCGTGCATAATTGCGCCGCTACCTCCTCACGCCAGTCCCCCACAGCCCACTCAGCAAACTCGTGGGTTACAACTTCACGATCGCCTGGTACATTGACTGCATAGCAAAACGGAACCGGCTCACGGCCACCAGGCATAGGCAACGCAATGAGTTGCGAGCGGCGGTACTGTGTTGTTAAACTGTTCACGCGTTAGTTCTCCACTGATTACGACACGCCACGGCGCCCGGAGCTGCACACTCGCGGGCGTCACTCTTTTCTGGCTCGCAATAAACGCGGCTGCCAAGATTTAAGTGCTCCTGGAGCTTGACGGTTGCAAGGTAAAGCTCGTCTTTGAGCTGCTCAAATTCTTGCTTATCCATCACCCCGTCTTTGACAGCATCACGAAACACCTCGGAATAGCGACTGATCTGCTCGAACGCCTCAAGCAGCTTTTCGTTAATGTCAGAGTTATCTACCTCAGTGACCTCGCCACCCGGAATGAAATAGCCCCCGCTAGCACGAGCGACAGCATGGGCTACGTGATGGGAGCCACCAGCTTTCTGAAGCACGATCGCCCAACCAAGGGGCAGAATCTGATCACCCTCAGGGCGAAGGCGATTGAAAAGGGAATCAAGGGTGGTACCTTCCTTTTCCTTGCCGTCTTTTTTGCCAATCCAAGTGACGGCTTCTTCGTACCCGCCGGGCAAGTTGGAAATCACTTTCTTAACTGCATCTGAATACCACTCAGGCTGCATTTTGTTTCGCCAGTTCTTTTGATCCACGGTCGACCCCTTGTTTCTGTGGTTACTTTTAAGCTGCCGTTTGGTTAGGATTTGCTGGAGACGAAGACGCCAGAGACTTCAAAATCTCTTCTGTAGTGACTTCGCCGTTGGTTGCCTTAACGAGTGCAGAGATGTATCGGGAGCTGATTTCAGCGCCGTTTAACCACTTACTTACCGTGGACTGGCCGACGCCGACCTGTTTTGCGAGATCAGATTGCGAACCAGCAATGTTGATAGCTTTCTCGATAACGTGATTCATGGGTTTATTCCCTCCTTCATAATTATGCTCGATTATGCTTTAGGGAATAGATTTATGCAAGTCGCTAGAGACTTTGACAGGGTATGCTTGCAGGAATAACTTTGAAGGATGAAAACACTAGGCGAACGACTGGCTCAGGCCATGACGGAAACTGGCTTCCAAAGCCAGACAAAACTCGCAAAAGCTGCGGGTATTGAACAATCTGTTATTTCTAAAATTCTGGCAGGAGGAAGCAAAACCTCCAGGCACAGCGGTAAGCTGGCCGCAGCATTAGGGATTAGCGCAGACTGGCTAATCAATGGTGCTGGCTCTATGTTTGGTGGTGGTGACTCATCTCTCCAAAAGGTCGATGTATCGAAGCTGGTAAAGGTTTATGACGAGAACGGCGATACCGGCGAAGTAGTTACCTGGTTTGCTGAAGTTCCTGATCACTATCGCGCCTATTTTATCAAGCGCAACACAGGGATAGCTCAAGCTCCTACCGGGGCGGTGGTGATCGTAAATCCCCAACAGAAGCCAGCCACCAACGATCTCGTTCTCACCTCAATTTCTGGTGTTATCTCTGTCTTCAGATATCACATATCAGGGGATGGAGCAGGTTTTCTATCAGTAGACGACCCTCGGATCCCATTGGCATCGGTACGGTCACCAGAAGATGTGGTCGGCCCAATAATGCAAGTCTTCATCCCTGAATTGAATAAGTGAACCACCTCACTGTCAGAAGCTGGAGAGTAATCAAACTTTCCGGCCTCTGTTCTGACTAACCACGTCCCCATACTGCCCCCCTTACTCGCCTGTGAATCTGTTATCAGTCAGGCAAATTTAACTGTATACCTATCCAGTATATAAGCACGATATAGCAACTTCTGCAAAAAAAATCACTCAGGCCTGCTGCGGACAAAATCCCATGGGAATAATTTTTATTATTCTCTGTTGACTAATTTTATTCTCACGCGCATGCTCTAAGCATCAACAGCGAACAGGCAGGACGCCCACGAAGTAGCCGCCGGTGGCATATGAATGACCGGATGATTCGCTGATTTACTCACTACTGGTCAATGAGCGCAACAAGATGAACATCACCAAACCGGCAATTCATCGCGTGCAGAACCTCGGTTTACAGATGGCTCTGCTTCGCAGCAAAGACCAACTGCAGGGCGATGTCTCAACGTATATCGAATGGCTTCAGTTGCAAGCTGACGCAGTTGAAGATGATGAGTTGGCATTGGCGTCTTCAATCGGCAGGAGCATGCGCCAACTGCGTGAAAAACATGATCCGGAAAAGTGGCTTCGTGAATTTCACCGGCAGGATACTGCAAACGATTTTTAGAGGTGACGGTACGGTGTAACGCCCGGAAAGAGACTGGGCACAACGACGAGAGCACTATTTGTGGATAAGCACATCGATCCGCAGCGAGGATCGCGATGCCCAATCGATAGCTGTCAGAAGCATCATTTAGTGCTCTCTCCGTTGTGGTGAATTGCAGCCGCACCGACGGCAACCAGAAGATAAGCGCCTGGCCCACAACCAGTAAAAAAGCAGCAGTGTGGTAGTAGGCAGTAGTTGGCGGCGTCTGAGCCTTTTTTATTTTCCGCGAGGACGCCGCACTTTTTTTCGCAACACACAAGAGCATCACCGGATGACGGGCTCATTCCCCAATCCATCCGGGCGGTTGCAGCCGCAGGTGCTCTTTTGTGTTGTGTGGAGAAACTAACCGGCGGTGGCAGCCGCCTTTCTGAGGGTAAAACCGATGAGTAATGAACGTTTAACCAAAGTCCCGGATTTTCTGGGCGAGCTGGACGGCGGGGTGTTCGAGAACAAGATCGCCGCCGCGCTGAGCGAGGTCGCTTTCGGCGTCCTGAACAACGGGCAAAAGGGAAAAGTAACCCTGACGTTTGAAATTGACCGTATGAGTAACTCGGTCGAAGAGAAGCGCGTAAACATCAAGCACAAGCTTTCCTATGTGCGCCCTACCCCGCGTGGCAAATCCTCGGAAGAGGACACCACCGAAACACCAATGTACGTGAACCGTGGCGGCAAGCTGACCATCCTCCAGGAAGATCAGGGCCAGTTGTTCACTCTCGCTGGTGACGCCGACGCGAAACTGCGCGCCCAGCAGTAAACCATTCATCAAATTTTCTTAAGGAAGAATCATGTCCCATTCTTTAGACGCATCGGCTATCGAAAAAATTCGCGAGCTTACGCTGTTCCAGCTGCTTGAAGAAAAACTGGCTGGCGCTGATTGCCCGGCTGCTGCTGTACCTGCAGGCGTGAACGTGCAAACCCTTGAGCACCTGTCTCTGCAACGCTTCCGTTTCCGCGGCAAAATGCAGACCAGCAGCATCGAAGATTTCGTTACCTACTCCACTGGTTACGCTGATGATGGTACCCGCTGCTTTATAAATGCTGACGACATGCTCGCTATTGCCGTCTTTAACCTGGGCACGCTGGCCAATCCCGGCCATGCCGATAACACCGCGCGCCTGACTCTGAAAAAAACAGCGCCGTTCTCCGCGCTACTCGACGTAAACGGTGATCGCCACAGCCAGAAAGAGCTGGCCGAATGGCTCGAAGACTGGTCCGAATACCTGACCGGCTTTGATGCTGACGGGCAGGTGATCGACGCCAAAAAATCGGCGGCGGCAGTTCGCAAAATCACTATCGAATCCATTCAGAAAGCTGACTTTGAAGATAACGACTTCAGCGGTAAGCGTTCGCTGATGGAAAGCGTTGAAGCGAAAACACAGGACATCATGCCGGTGGCTTTCGAATTTAAGTGTGTGCCGTTTGAAGGCCTGGCCGAACGTCGCTTTAAGCTGCGCCTGAGCATCCTCGGCGGCGACCGTCCGATTTTGGTGCTTCGCATCGTGCAGCTGGAAGCCCAGCAGGAAGAAATGGCCACCGAATTCCGCGATCTGCTGGTCGATAAATTCAAAGACAGCCAGGTGAAAACCTTTATCGGTACGTTCAGCGCTTAATACATTTTCCTATGGATGCTTCGTCGAAGAAGCATCCTAAAAATTCTTTAGATCACATAAATGCGTAATTCCATGGGTTTTATAATAAGAAAGGTGGTAATTTTCTATTTTTCAAATGGTGACTTAGGAGATAAGTAAAATGGCTAATGTGACTTGGAGTGAGCCTGAAATAAAAACTGAAGGATTAAGTAATACCTCTAATGAATGCCACATCTGTAAGCGTTTTACTCATCACAAATCGCTAGTAAAAATAAATTTTAGTGAAACATGTGATGCTGAAGATGAATATAGTAATTCCGAAACTTATTATCAGCAGTATGAAATTATTCAATGTCAAGGTTGTATGCAGCCTTCGTTAAAGATAGAACGCTGTAGTTCAGATGATATCAATTACAATAGTTACGAACCAAATATTTCAACAGAGTACTATCCGAAGCGTAGCGAGCTTGCGCAATTCGAAGGTGCAGGTAATTTACCAAAAGCCCTATACGACATGTACAATGAAACCATTATAGCGATCAATAGCGAATGTTATACAATTGCTGGAATTGGTATTAGAGGTTTGATAGAAACCATTTGCAAGGAAGAAAAAATAGAAGATTATTATTTGAATGATAAAATAGATAAACTTTTCTCAGTTGGAAGAATAAGTAGTGATAGTAAAGATATTTTACACTCTTTACGCAAATTATATAATAAATCAGCGCATGAATCTTTTAAACCATCGTTACAGCAGTTGAATGTATCATTGGACGTTATAGAGTTACTTATGAAGCAGATTTACATACATTCATATCAAGCTAAACAGCATTTCCCCGGCAAGAAGCCAGATACTGATTGATTTTTGAAATAAAACTTTAAGCCTAGGTGCAGCTAGGCTCAGTGGAGAAAAATATGCTGAACCTCGATTGTGTTCCGATCTCGACTTATTGCAAAGAAACCGGCGAGACCCTTGAAGCCATTAATAAACGGGTGCAACGCGGCGTCTGGTTTGAAGGTGTTCAGGTGCTGAAGGTGGAAGGCGTTAAGGAAAGATGGATTGATCTTAGTGAGGTTGCTAAATGGGCAAGGCAGAGTCGCCAAAACTACCGCGCGGCGTGACTATCAGAAAGCATAGTCAGGGCGAAACTATCAATATCACTTTCACCTATAGAGGGGTTAAATGCAGGGAGCCCCTTTCTAATCTTGAAGTGAACAGTAAGAATCTTAAATACGCCGAGCGAACCCTCGGCGAAATCCATAATAAAATAGAGCGCGGAACATTCATTTACGCAGAATATTTCCCGCGTTCTGCTCGCTTAAAATTATTTGGGAATGCGGCGGCAGGGAAGACAATAAAAATGTATCTGGATGAATATATCGACATCTGCGAAACACGAAAACTTTCCCCGTCCACTATTGGCGGTTATAAAAAATGCCGTAGCGCGCTGGCCGCGCTGCATTCACTTCCGGCAAGCGAGCTTACGCCAGCGGCAATGAAAGCATGGATCCAGAGCCGCACCACTACATTAAAGACCATCCGCAATCAGCTATCTTTTTTGCGATCAGCGCTTGATGAGGCCGTCACCGATGGAGTTTTGCAAATCAACCCGGTATCCCTCGTAACCGCATCCCGGTATCAAAGCGACAAATCGACTGCTGACAGCGACTATATTGTCGATCCGCTTTCACCAGCAGAAGTAGATGCCCTCCTCTCTTCTGCCGGTAATAAGCAGTGGGAAAACTTGTTTCTGTTCGCTATCCAGACGGGGTTGCGAAGCTCGGAATTATGCGCGCTGCGCTGGCGCGATATCGACTTCATCGGGAAGACGGCGCACGTACAGAACGCGAGTGTGGTAGGTGTTATTAAGGGAACGAAAACAAAGGCGGGCACACGCAAAGTAGAACTTAACGATGTGGCAATGATTGTGCTGGCGAATCAGAAAAGTTTCACTTTCATGAAAGATGCGACGATATTCGAGGATCCCAAAACGAATAAGCCGTGGGCCAGCGCGGATGCGATCCGCAAAAAAGCATGGGTGCCAACCTTACGCAAAGCAGGGATCAGATACCGCAACCCATACCAGACCCGACACACATTCGCGACACGTCACATCAGCCAGGGTGCCAACCTCTTCTGGCTCGCCGGGCAGATGGGGCATAAGGGGCCGGAGATGCTTTTTCGCCACTATGGCTCGTATTTAAAAGAATATGATGGTAGTACATCCGTCCCCTTGAAAATCTCTAAGCAGCCTTAATATTAGAATTATCTCATTTTGTAGTCATCTTTCACCTTGTTAAAGGAAACCCTATGAAGGTTACAGGTAGCATTGAAGTAAGCATCCCGGTAGAGCTTTTGAACGAAGATGAGAAACGAAAGCTTGAAGAACAAGGCGATGACGAAGGGTTAATCGTCGAGATAGCCGCAGACGATTTCTCTCTTGAAGAGTGCGATGATCGCCATATCGGAGACGGCGATTACCAAACCGAAGCTCTGTGGGTTGCGTCGGATTACGATAACCGTTTCAAAGTCATTTTATCAGCAGCAGAGCTGCAAGGTTCAGTTCACAGTGTTTCAGTAAGAATTGAAGGAGAAGCTGAAATTGTTGACGATGAAAATTTGAATGTCGTTCCGGTAAAAGAAAATGATGGTTATGACGACGATGATTATGAAAGTGATGAACACGATGATGATGAAGATGATGATGATCGGTACTAA